GCACTAGATGCCACAAGATACATCACAAAATTTATAACGCTGAGGACTTTGAAGAATGATTTTCGCAATAGATCCAGGGCCGGAGAAATCCGGCTACTGTATTTTCGATCCGCAAGCTTTTAAGGTTGTGGAGTTCGGAGAACCGGATAACCAAGAGTTAAAAAGCAAAGTCAAATCATACGATGGAAAGTTTGCAATCGAAACGATAGTTTCATACGGAATGGCAGTAGGAAAAACGACTTTTAGAACGTGCTTTTTTATCGGCCAGTTGCAGCAGATGATAATTGATAAAGGCTGCGAATACGAAATGATAAGCCGACAAGATGTAAAGCTAAATCTGTGCTTTAGCGCAAGAGCAAAAGACACAAACGTCAATCAAGCGGTGCGTGACTTGTTTCCTGCTAGTGGCCGCAATGGGAAAGGGGAGCCATGCGTCAAGGGCACAAAAAAGAACCAGGGGCCGTTGTATGGATTTGCAAATCATGCGTACAGTGCGCTTGCTATTGCTTTAACTAGTTGCGGAATTGATGGAATGGGCGATGCATAAAACATGTCCTTACTGCGGTGAAACTTTCGAGCGCAAAAGAGAAAGCACTTGGAAATGGGAGAGAAAAAAATACTGCAATAAAAAATGTAGTTCGGCAGCGTACAGAATGACAATATACGAAGTCGGTAGATGGAGGATGAGATGAGCGAAGAATTTAAGAAATGGTCTGAAGAATTTGATAAAAAAATGGCAAAGCTACAAGCAAGAATTGAAAGACTTGAAAACAGTATGCACGAAGATCCGGAAAAGCAATTGAAATTGTGGAATATCTGGAACAATGAAAAAACCGACGAAAACTAGAACCATTCTAGAACTCGCCGGTTTTCTTTATTTCTCAAACCTCTAGACCACAAAATTTTTGAGAAATATTGTTCTTTGGCATGTATAAATTTTAACACGAATTGAAGTAATGAAGTATCAAAATTGCAGCACTTGTGCAAGAACAAGAATTAAATGTATTTGCCCGAATGGGTTTACAGTATCAAAGAAATTAGGGAAGGATAAGCTCACTAGCCAGAACAATAACGTTATTCAGCTTGTCAGAAAGTGCTAGATCTGTCACTCTGTGAAAATATTCGTCATGCACTGCTTTTTTATACTCTTCTGGATCTGAATAATCTTTTTTACTCACTCCAGAGATTGCACCGCAAAAACCGCAGTCAGCAATATGTTTAATAAACTTTGTGGGGCTTGGTAATTTCTTTTCAAAACCTTGATAAACTCTTCGAGCGATAAATTCAAAATACACCTCGACAAAGTTTTGCTCTGACTCTGGCCATAGATAAGCGTCACTCTCTTTTTCCCAGTCTGTATAATCCGCTTTTCTGTCGCATACATGAGCTACTGCTTTTCTGAATTTCAAGCCTGAGAAGTTGCGGAAGTCCTTGGCCAGTACAGAATTCCCGAAATTGCTCTCAAGTGCCCATTGTGCAACGATAACCCTTAGACATTTTCTAAACTGTGGGCTGTCTGTTTCTATGTAGATCATTAAATGCGCTACAGCTTTTAAAAAGCTTGCTGTGGCTCCTTTGTCGGCTCTCATTCTTCACCCTCTTTGATCTCTTCGACTTTTTTATCAGTCCAAGCGTTTAAGATCTTCTTCAACGAGGCAAAGACGACCACACAAACAGCGACAAGGCCACCCCATATCGCTTGTTCATTGCTTTGTAAAAACTTTTCCAAATATGTTTGCGCTTCTTTTTGTGTTGTTGCATTGAGTATTTCCTGTGTTTTCTGCTGCGTCTGTTCTTGAATTTCCTTATACATTTTTTTCACGCTCCTGTCGATGCCTTCTGTCTGTGTCGGCTTGACCAAACCAAAAAGATATCATCTGGCTGACTGCCTGAATAGTTGCGCCTATCAGCATCAAAACCGCTTCGGATCTTTGGAATCCGTTCGGTACTGGTTGCTTGATCTCGTAAAACATCCAAGCTAAAAGTAAAAGAATAAAAGAACTTAAAAAGGGGAGAAAATGGCGAAGTGTCCAGTCGTGCGAACTGGCGTAATGGGTTGCTAATTCTCTTGCGCTTTTTCGATCTTCAATAATTGCTTGAAGCTCTGCACGTTTAGATCTCTCTAGCTCGATTAGCGCATCAAGGCTAGTTTCTGGATTATCTAAGATGTGCTTGGAAATTGTTTCAACGTCTTTTACTCCGCCTAGATCCAGAGCTGAAGCAATAAGTCCGAGAGTTCCACCGCTGCCGAGATTCAAAGACTCCACGATTAAGCCAGGGGCTACTTTACCGAGTCGCTTAGCTGTCTTGCTTACGACTTTTGCAAGCTTTTTGAATAGTTTCACTTGATGACCTTAGAAGAATTTAGCAAGTGCAGCAGTAACAGCGATTCCGATTCCGACGATATACTTGATCGTATGCATGCTTGCATTCATTTCGTGCTGAGTCTTTACCAAACTTTTTACGATATGCTGCATCTCGCTGACATCGTCTGAAAGATGTTTAACGTCTTTTTCTAGCATCAAAACTCTATCCTGTATTTGCATAACACTATTATACCAATTTTTCCGCACCTTGGAGAGCCCCAAGAACGATATCTTTAGCTGATTTACTTAGCTTTTTTTCCGGCTGCTTTTCTGCAACTTCGTATACTCGCTTTTCTCTGCCGACTTCTCGCCCGTCTTGAAGATGTACGACTAGCTCTGTTACAAGCTTTTTACCGTCAAGCTTTTCTTCTTTCAGTTTTGTTTTGATTTCCTTTTTCATGCCTGCACCTCTTGTTCTTGTACCTCTTCTTGTGCATCTTCGATTGGCTTTAGACTTTCTAACTCTTGCTTAGCAAGTGCAAGCTCATCTTCGACTAGCTTTTTAGCTTCTACAAGTAAATCGTAATTCTCTATAGTTTTTTGATGCTCTTCTTGTGCTTTCTGGAGTTCTGCGTCTTTTGCTTGAAGCTCTGCGTCCTTGTCGCTAACTTGCTTTTCAAGATCTGCTTTCTGTGTTTCTAGCTTTGCTTTCTCTTCTCTCAAGCTGTTACGCTCGGCAACAACTTCAAGCTGTATACCCTCCAAGCGTTCCGCTAGTGGGCCGTCAAGTTGCTCATCAGCAGAAACTACACGTCTATGGTATTCCTGAGCAATCATTTGCTCATCTCTGTACACTTCTGTTGATTCCCTGACTTGCACGTCACCAGTATGTAAAAACTCGATTTTGTTAATGTATTGTTTTTCAGTTAATGCCATTATTTTTGCTCCTTAGCTAGTTTCGTAAGTCAAGCCGAAATATATATCTGATACTCCGCTTGTCAAATCTGAAACAGTCAAACCACTATTACTTAATCCGCTTTTATTTTCAATGATCGAAACATGACTAGCACTGCCCCCGATTTGAGCCACACAATAACCCGAAAAAGTAACCGAATCGAGCCGAACTGCTCCATATTTTGCAATTAGTCCGGCATTTTGAAACGGTAAGTTTCTAATCACTAAACTATTTGTAGAAGTCATCCCAGATGTGTTTATATTTAATGCGTAGCAATGCACTGTAACAATTCGCCCAACTTTGGTATAAGTTCCGCTAAAGCTACCTGACGCAGTATTTCCACCGCTCGACGCATCAGCTACAACTGGACCCCAAGTCCCTTCCTCATAATCGTCTAAAAGCTGACTAGTCACAGATCCAGAAGCGACACCAAAATCAATACCTTTGCCTGCGGTGCCTATAACTAGGTTGCCTGTGGATACTTCGACGTTGCCGTCAGAATCAATAACCATTCTATTGACTGAATTAGTCGTCCCATTCGCAGTAGTTCTATTTGCATTACCTAATTTAAGCGTTCCTCCGTCCGAGGAAATATATTGCATGGGCCTCGAAGCATCTGCAATTCCAGAATCGTCAAGCACTAAAACACCTTCCGTACTTCCTCGAACTACCGCACGTCCTCCTGTAACATCTAAACGATATCCTGTAGGAGGCGCATTCGTTCCGATGCCTACGTTGCCGGAGGAGTCAATCGTTAATCTGTTTGATCCTGCGCTCCAGAGCTGCATAGAATCATCTGAATGATTGTATCTGATATATCCTCTCTGAGATGCATCTGCATCTGCGAAATCGATTGCAGAAACATGACTTGAACTCGCTTTGATTGTACAAATCGTGTTTGATGTGGAATTCATCTCTAAAATTGAATTTGGCGAACTCGTTCCGATGCCGACATTTCCGTTAGTTCTCAAGAAAAGTTGGTTACTTCTATTTGAAAAAGTCCCTAATGCTAAAGATTGTTCCGAACCTCCAGATGAATAGTTCGTATATATTTGTTGAGATGAGTTTCCATCAGCAGGTGATATACTTATTCCTTGATTCGTTAAATAGTTATACTGAGAACCTTTCACCTCTAATAAATTACTAGAACTGATACTAGAAGAATTTCCAATTAGAACAGCTCCGGAGGAGTTGATTGTTACCCTTTTTTGATTATTTGTCCAAAGAACTAAATCATTGTCATTTGCACCTACAAGGGGCGGTGTAGTTGTGCCGTCATCCTCAAAAGAAATATATGCATCTTCGTCGCTGCTGCTAAATTTTGCTACCAGATTGCCTGTGCTTGAATCAACGTGCAAAGGCGCATCGGGGTCAGTCTCTCCGATGCCGACTTTGCCGTCTGCGTCTATTCTTAACCTTTCTACAGCATCTGAAAAACTGCCGGAGCTTCCGTTGACTGTACCTATAGATATCTCACCGCCTCGAATAGTTGTTGGAAAGCTTGAATTAGTATTTACGTCTTTGACGTAAATATAAGCACCTAAATTTGTGTTCCCATCTCTCGTAACAAAATAAGATTCTAAACCTCCGGCGATGTATTCGTTTGCATCGGTTCTTGCTGTTCTGTAAGTTTGCTGAATAACTGGATTAGCGTCGAATATATTTAATTTCGCATCCGGCGCACTCGTCCCTATCCCTACATTACCACCGTTGTAAACCAAATCACCGGCAGTTGTTCCGCTCTCCCATTGACCTTCGTATAAGTCTACCGTCCAACCGTAAGTGCTTTGAAAGATACAGCGAATCAATGCGCCGGTGCTTTTGCTAACAACGTCAGAAGCTGCGCCGTTTATGTTCTGGCTGTTCCTACCGATCGTTAGGTTGTTAGTTCCAAAGCTGCGCTTTTGATCCATCAATAGCAGTTGATCGCCTGTGGATGGATTGAGCGGTAGAGTGACTGATACAGCTGCGCTTGACGTGTCGATCATATATAAAAAGTTTCGAGCTGCTGTGAAATTTGCATTTTTGAATTCAACAGTTGCGTCGAAAGTAGACGAATTAATAAAGCTGATAGCAGAATTCATTTCCGACACAAAAGTGTTTTTTATGTGATTAAAAAGTGCCGGTGCTTCGGTTTCAAAATTCGGGTCTGAAGTCGCCGGTACGGTTGGTAAATTGCTAATAGTTGGGACTGTCACGATTGATATCCTCCAATGCTCGAAATATTGAGCGAATAACCGAAGCGGTCTGGACGATTCCAAGTCACCGCTGGCTTGCGTTCAATTTTACCATAAAGTAATAGTTGTGAAATAAAACCATCTGTATTGCTTGGCTTTAACACAAATACTTTGTAGTCTGAATTGTTGTATTTCCATAAGTTTTCTAAACCGATTGCTTCTTGTCGAGAGCATGAAACACTTGCAGTAGCGTTAAAATTTACAGGTCTAATTACTTGATTAAGCGAACCGTTAGAGCTTTTACGGTATATCGAATTATCTTCTATATTTTTACTTGTGCCATACTGAGCAACGCCAAAACTGCGCCCGATTCCGGCAAACACAAGGCCTATGCTCGGATTGCCTGTGCTCTTTGTGATTTGTACTCGCATGGTTGCATCTGTCAAAATGTCAGTGAGCTGCAAATAATACTTGTCGATTAATATAGATTGACCAGTGAAGTAATCGGTGTAAGTCTTACAAAACGAAAAACTGATAGTTTGATTCACAACACAATCACTAGTGTTAAAGCGTACAATCTTCACCGCTTCACCTGCCGATTCTGTAACTAAACTAGTTTCGGCGATTGTTAGACTTGTGGCGGTAGGAGTACCGGAAACTGTAAAAAGTCCGTTATTCGCTGAATTTTGGAATCCATACACCGCTATTGTGTCGCCGTTTGAGAAGACTGAAAGGTCTACGCTACCCGAAGCCGAGAAAGTGCTCGGATTTGTTGCGCTTATCGTTGTGCCTGATTCTACTGGCACTGTGGAGTTATGATCGACGATTTGTAATATTCCTTGTTCTGCGGAAACATTGAAAAATGAAACAGTATCAATCGAACCGCAAGATATTAATATGTCAGAACTCGTTGAGCTGCTTTTTGCGATTTGCATCGGCTGTTTATTTATTGCGTTTTCTTTTGGGTAAACTGGGTCTTCATTGCTCATCGCAACAACAGAAACTAAATTATTTGTTTTAACTATCTGCATTTTCTAATCTCCAAAAGTTATGTTCTGCGCTATTCCTCGAATGGTTGTTTGACCGCTTGAAAAGTCCCAAGCTATTTCTTGGATGTGTAGATCTCCGCTAATCCAATCAGTAAATTGCACCCGTTGGCCTGGAAATATCGAACTGTCTATTCCTTCGCCGTCAATTGTGTAAACAATCTGAATTCTGTCCCAGTCTAAAAAAAGATCCTTCTTTTTTGTCAGTGCTGTTGTTATAGCACTTGCATTCAAATCAAATGCCTGTACTGTTTCAGTTGTGCCCACGTCGATACCGGTTGTAACTTCCGTTTTTGTCTCTAGATTCAAAACGCTTTGAGGGCTTGCAATTGCTATTCTCTGGATCCAGTTACTAGCAAAAGAAAATAAAACATCTTTTGTAAGATAGCTTACGCCCTCATCACGATTGATTGAATACTGATCGAGCGATTTACTACTTGAATATTGCTCTTTGTCGATCAAATACATTAATTTAGCTGCTCGATCAAATATAAATATGTGCTCGTGATATGCACAAATTCCCTTCAAAACATCGAGTATTTTTTGCTGAGTTACAAAACCATAATTAATCGCTGCGGTTGCGCTTGAGTGCTCTTTACTGAATCCATAGTAGCCTTGAAGCGTTACGGTGTTTCCTGCTGACTCATCTACAAGCGTACCGGTCACGACAACATAATATCCAGACGCATCGACTGAGCTGATTCTATAATAACCGTTATTCGACGTACTTCCAGATATCTCTATTCTTTGACCTGTGATATCGGTATCAGCTCCTGTAAAACCTAGAAATATCGGACTTGTGGAGCTTATACGCTTTGTTGATGCTGTGAAGCTTATCGTATTGTTGATAAGCTTTTGATCTCTGACTTGAACAAGCCCCGAAAGGGTTTCGGCTAAAGTCTCTAGCGTGTTGTATTCGCCTTGAATGTCTATCGAAATCTCATTAACTGGTGCTAGTCCTTGCAAAGTGAAATTAAAAGCAGTTGACTCGAAGTCGTCGTATGCCGGATCTGCTGCTCCGTGGTGTGACCAATCTGTATTATTTGTATTCGCTCCTGTTGGGCTCATTGTCGCTGTTCCGGCGTTGTTTGTTCTTGTGTAATGATAATCGCCGTAATTTATGTCCTGCGGATAGGTGTAACTAGTCGTGACATTTTCAAAAGCTCTATATTGTGCACCCTCATAAACTGCCGTTAAAGTTGTGCCTCCTGTGTAATATTCTAAATTATTGTCGTCTTGCAATAGGGGGCTAAAATTATTTAATGTACCTATAACCTTTGGCAGTACTCGCCCTTGAGTAAAAGAACTCGGGTTATTGATATCCTGCGCCGGATCAAGCCAATCAGAATCATAGATATCTGACTTGAGTTGAAAAACTATCGAAAGCTCGTCAAGATCTCGGATGATTCCCTTGACATTATCAAACAAAACAAAGCTGTCGAATTTAACGTAGAATTCAAATAGTTTTGTTTTATCGGACAAGTCGAAAATAGTCTGGCCGTCTTCGCCTAGTAAGCCTTTTCGCTTTAACGTTACTGTTCCATCGTTCAGCTTCACAAATCCGCTATCCTCTGTATAACTCACCTCACCGAAGTTTATAATTCCGCAAAAAAAGTACTGTGTGGTTCCTCTCTGGTCTTGATAATAACCGTCTGGATCAGAGAAGAATTCGATCTTTTGAATAGTTATTTCAAGTCCTGCTGATTGCGTTGTAAGTGCTGCGCCGTCTACCACTAAAGCAGATGATGAAACGGTTACAATCTTACGCTGCACGTCATTAGCTGCGTTTAGGCTGCCCTTAATTATGATCTTGTCGCCGACATTGAAGCCGGAAAAATCATTTGCACTTGTTGCAATTGAATTGCCGGAAAAGCTAACTGTGGAGCTAGTATAAAAGTCTTGTTTGCATTCTAAATGTATCATGCGCTTAAGCCTCTGTATCTCTGCAATTCTTCGCTGACTTTTCTAGCATTTAGGTAGACCGTTGGATCTCTTTGGTCTCTTAACTGCTCAAGTATTAGAGATAATAGCTCGATTGTTCGGGCTGTGTCGTAGCTCGGAGCCTCGGACATAGGTGCGCCGTATTTGCTACTTGCTCCTGTGCTGCTTAAGTAACTACGTACCGCCGGTGCGTCATCTTGTCTTATTACCATCTCGCCCCTGTGAAGCATTGCAGGCTGAACGGTTCCGTTAATGTTCCAGGCTCCCTGTGCGAATGGTCTAGATGTGATACCTAGTTGCTGAGTTTTACCACCGGCAAAATAATCATATATGTATCTGGTCGTTTCTGTCGTTCTCCTGCTGTCGTAAATATTAGAGCCTAAAGTATTAGATATCTCTTCGCCGAACTCATTTTTTGTTATTGTTCCAACGAGCGCACCAAAAGAATTATAAAAACTTTGTACTGTTCCGGCTGCCCTTTTTATATACGCCTCTTGCCCTCCTGCTGCTATTTTTATGTCACCATCTCCGGCAACAATAGATTGCAGTATTCCACCGGCTTGAGTAAGCCCTTGAAGTTTTCCATTTGTTTCTACGTATTGACCAAATGTTTCTATTTGTTCAAGTTCTAACTTCTTTTGTGTGTATTCGTCTTTTTCCTGATTTAACGCCACTTTTAATGCGTTAGAATCTGCTAGTATTTTACCGAAAATTTGCTCTGTATTACTTGCGATTGCTTGTAAGTTGGTATTTGCTACGGATATTGGATTCGTTGTCGATACAAGCGTATTGGATAAATCTGTCGTCTCTTTCTTAGTTTCTTTTGTAGCTGTAGAGTTTTCGTCTAGCTGAGTTTCTAAACTTGCGAGAGTTTCCGCAAAGGTTCCGGTTTTTGTTTTTGTTGTTGTGCTTGCTGTTCCTAGTCCATCTATTGAGCTGTTGAGCTTTCCATCGCCTGAAAGCGCACTTGTTGCACTGTCGCTTTTTGTCTTGAGTCCTGCTAGTGAACTGTTAAGGTTTCCATCGCCAGAAATTGAATCCTTAGCTCCTTCGCTGCTCGTTGTTAAATTCTTTGTGGCTTCATCCAGAAATGCAAAGCTTGTTTTCAACTTGTTTAAGTTGTCTTCAAAAGTTGTTGGGTCTGCTGCTGCCATTGCAGTTACTAAATTAGCTGCAAGGTCATCAAATTCTTTTTTGACATCGTTTTGCATTGACTCATAATTTGCATCATTGCCGAAAACTGTTTTGGCTTGCTCTAAGAATGTCTTACTAACATTACTGAATTGTGCAATGAGTTCTTGATCTGCTTTTGTGATCTCTGAGAAATCTATTTTGTCAATCGCTGCACTAGTTGCTTCAAACTGCTTTTTCAGTAAATCAAACTTTTCAACTGGTATAGCTCCGCTGATATCCCCAACTGTTAAATCGTTCAAATCAGCTAGAACAGAATCTAATATTCCACCGATTCCTTCTGCGCTGCTTTGCTGTTGGTTCAATGCCGATTGCTGCTGTGCTGCTATCTGTGTCTGAAGTCTGTCAACCGCTTGCACCTGTGCGAAATACTGCTCTGATAACTTGATGCGCTCCTCAAGCTGCCCCTCGTTTAGGCTTGCAAGCTCTACCGATAGATTGCGTAACTCTTGTTGAGCGTCTGCAAGCTTGATATCAAGTGAAACATCTTTAGTTATAAAATCAGTGATCTGCTCGGAAAGTCGCTCGTAACGTGTTAACAGGTTGCTCAAGTTTGAACTAGATTGAGTTGTCTGCTGTACACCTCCACCAAAACCGCCGAAGCTCATTGTTTGTGTTGGCTGTGTGGCTCTTGGTCTTGCTGCTTGCGTGACAATTGAAAAGCCTTGTGACTTAACATAATCTGACCAGTCGCTCCCGAAGCTTGAACCGGCAGGAAATCGGCTTGCTCTTTCTACTACTTCTGCTGCTTGCGCTTGTGCTTGTATTGCTTCTATTTGTGTTTTTGCTTGTCTTTCTATTGCTTGAGTTGTTCGGCCTGTTGCAATTTCCTGTTGCTTTTGCGCTTGTGTAACTTTCTTTATTGCTTCGGTTGCTTTGTCGTTCTCTGTGTTTAGATCTTTCGTTTTATCTGTTAGATCTTTCGTTTTCTTGGTTTGGTCGCCTACTGCTTTGGTTTGATCGTCTACAACATCTCTGTTGTGATCTATTGCTTTAGTTTGTTCTTCTGTTGTTTTTTTCTGGAGTCTTGCTGCTTTATCTAGATCCAAATAACCCTTGTCGAGTCGTTTTATTGCTGCTGTTGTCCTGTCTGCAAAACCGCTGATATCTTCGCCTAAAGTTCTAAGACTGTTTTTTGCGCTATCGGTTGCGTCCTCGATTCCTCCACGCAAAGCAGTAGCGAATGACTCCGCTTCTGTTAAATTACCTGTTAGTCCTGCTTTCAACAATTGACCAAAAGTGACTAATATACTTGAAGCATCTCCGAAGCCTTCAGCCCATGTCGTTATAAAACCTGCATAGACTCTCGTAGCTGTGCCTATTGTGTCTATGATGAAGTTAAAACCCTCGCCGAGAGTGAGCATAACTTTACCGGCAAATGAGAAAGCTTCTGTTAATCCGGTAGTTTTGCCGGTTAAATCTTCAACTTTTCCGGAAGCATCGGAAGTTTTACCAACGATATTTGTAAACTGCTCGACTATTATCTTGCCGACTTCTACAACTGCTCTAAAGCTCTGCTCATTGTTCTGAATGCTCTCGGTCAAGCCGTCGATGAATATTTTTAGATCGTCTCTAATTAAATCTTCGAAAATACTAATTCGAATACCTTCAACCGCAGAGCTTAACTTTGTGAATGAGCCTTGCAGCGTGTCCATTTGCTTTTTGGCTATCTCGTCGGCAACGTCACCCACGTTTTTAAGTTGGTGCGCCATTTCCTCAACTGCTGCGATTCCTCCGCTTTGCTGTAAGGTCAATAATGCGCCTCCGGCTTCAGTGCCAAAGATAGCTATCATATCCTTGCTGCTTGCACCTGCTCGCTCGAGATCTCTGAGAGTTTCAACCAGATTTTGGCCTACTTCTACATTCAAAGATCTAAGCGTATCCGCTGCTTTTTTTGTCGGGTCAATAAGTGTTGCCATCGCTTGACGCAGTGCTGTACCGGCTCGAGTGCCAGATACTCCGGCATTTCCGAATATCCCTAGAAATCCGTTAAGCTGCTCAAAACTAACTCCGGTAGTTGCTGCAATACCTCCGGCATAACTTATCGAACTCGCCAAGCTTTCTAATGTGGTGTTGCTGCTTGTAAAAGTCTCGACTAAAACGTTATTGACATGGCTAAGCTCTGATACTTGTTTTCCCATTGAACTCATGACATTAGTCACGATATCCGCAGACTCCCCTAATGAAACGCCGGAAGCTGCTGAAAGCTGTAAAACTTTCGGCAGTGCTGCGATGCTTTGCTGAGCCTTAAAACCGGCTCGGCTCATTGCTTCAAGTGCGGATGCTGCCTCGGTTGCGCTAAATTGGGTAGTTCTGCCCATCTCCTTAGCTGCTGCACTTAAGGCTTTTTGCTGTTCTGCTGTAGCTTTAGAGACTGCGCCAACCTTGGCCATCTGTTGTTCAAAGCTTGCGCCGACTGTAACAGATTGTTTTAACTGGTCGGTTAAAAAGTTGGCAGCTTTGGAAAGTGCTGCAAAAGCTATTTGAGACTTGAGCATAGCACCGGCCATGCTCTCACCGGATTTGGTTACTTTGCCGGAGCTTTTAGAAACGTCTAGTAATGCCTTTTCTAAGTTTTTGGCGTTACGTACTGCGCTACTTGTATCTAATCCTATTCCAAAAACTTCGATATCTGCCATGCTTTAACCCCTATCGAAATTCCTGTACAGATTTTCGATTGATAGAATTATCCGGCGTGTCTCCGTTCTATACAATATTTTAACATCTTCACAACAAGTTTTGACAGTTTCTAGCCTTATCTTACCTGCACCGTCCCAACTCTGGCACAAGTGCCAAAGGTCTAGAAACTTGTTAGACCAAAAGCATAAATTGCCTTCGGCTTCTTCTAACTCGTCTAACTCTTTCGGTCTAGGTTTTCCTAGCACTTTGTTATATTTTTCGGCTTCTTTTAGTTCTCTGTAGCGTCCTGCAACGCCGAATTGAACTGTGCAAAACGCCGTTACTTTTTTTCGATTGCTTCAAAATCAAGCTCGCATGATTCTTTCCAAAAGCTTTGATCGAAAAGACGAGAGAATACAAAAGCGTGAAAAATGCTATTTTTCATAAATTCGCTAGCGTTTTTCTGGCTGAAAGGTATTTTCTTACCTTTGTATTTCAAGCCTTCCCAGTTACAAACAAGATGCTTTGATACTGCTTCTAAAATATCGTTTGTCTTCTGCTGTTGGTCTTTTTCGCTTTTGATAATCTCAACTCTTGCATCTATAAATTCTGGGCTTGTGTCGGGATTTCTCAACTCTATCCATGCCTTAGTTTTTTGCTCGGTGAAGTCTTCGAAAGTAAATTTTTTAAGTTTTGCAATGTGCTCTGAAAATTCCATGTGTGTCTCCATTGAAAAAGCTAGCTTTCATCAAGAGCGGAGACACGTACTGCTCCAGAATCCGGCTAGCTAGTTGTTAGTTTATTGTTATGCGTTAAGTACGTGTATTATGCAGTTTGTCCCCAGTGCTGTGTTTTTCTCTGACTTGAAAGGAATGTTTTGCAACAGTGCCCCGTCATCAGCTCGCTTCACAAGTTCTTGATCCGCTTTTGCTTGAGGAACGTGCACAGCAATTACATTACCCGAAACATCAGCCATAAAAAAGACAATAGGGAAAGTTGAACCGTTCCGAATGCTTGTCAATATTGGCTGAATAGTTTTACAGAAATAAGGGGTAATCGTTCCTGTTACGTCTCTTGAACCTTCCACAAGGTTTGTGGCTTCGTCGTCGCCTACACAATTTGTAGGTGATAGGTTACTAGTCAAAGATAAATTCCCTGCGGTGATGCAGTGTTGATCTCCGTCTAGTGTCATGTATCCAAGATTGTTCTCCATCTTTTGCCCAGATCCGGCATCAGAGCCAGGGCGATAGAAAAAGACCTTGTCAGCGTCTGCGATATCATCTTGCAAAGTAGGGGATACGGTAACAGTACCGGCAGCGAATGAGCTCACTGTATATCGAGTATTTGTTGCGTCTCCTGCAATATGCATAATGTCACCGGCCTGAGGGTCTGTTGTCCCTCCGGTTATTGCTATTGTCGTATCTGGTGCTGTTTGCGCCCCGTCAATTACCCAATTATATGGCCCAACAACTCCATCATTTGCAAAAGTGTTATTCAAACCTAAGAATTCAAAACTAAGACCTGGGGCTCCGCCTGGTGCAACGTCTAAGCTCATTGTATTCACTTGCTCACCTGATAAGCGAATAAAAGACCCTTCGGTATTAACTTGGCTCATCCGCTTCTCAATGGTGAAACTTGTTGGATAACTTCCGCCGTTTTTGGCGTAAGTTTGTGTAAGAGTTGCGGAAACTGTGCTTTCTGCTGCGAAGCTTTGAGAGTCTGAAATCTTACCGATTTTAACAGACAAGCCAGAACTTAAAACTTCAACGACTCTAAAAATGTCATTCATTGCTGAGGAACTGAAACCCGAAACCTTAATAGGGCCGTTTACAATAACATCCGCAAAAGGGGTACCGCTTCCGGCAGCAATTGTACAAGTGCCATCGCCGTTATCTGTACTTGTTACAGTCACCGAATAAGTATCTGTAGTCAAAGCACTCTGACGCAAAAGAGATAAGAAAAAATCATTGTATGCGCCTTTTTCTACTTGAGAAGAAAAGCCACCGGTTAAGGTTCTAAGCTGTCGAACCGTCGAAGCTTTCATCCCATCAGATGCGATATCTCCGTCAAATTCTGTAGGTAATTGTGATTCAAAACTTTCTGACGCTGCTTTAATTTTGTAAACGCTTCCAGAAGTAGGTACACTTCCTGCGGTTGTTTCTTTGATGTATACGATCTCGGTTTGAGATCCTCGTGCAATTGATTCTGCCATTTTTAGCTCCTTGGATTCTGGTGATGGTTGTAAGGAATCAATACCACAACCTCATACCGATTATCTGTTACTCCTAAATTTTGTATTCTACCTGTTTCGGTGTGAGTAGCTCCGAAAAAGGTGTTAGAAAAATGATTATTCAAATTGTCAGCATATTGTAGCAGTGTTCTTGTCCCTGTGCCATCAGCTTTGCCCACAATTCTAATTGAAAATAAGCCAAAAGTGTTCACAAGTCCACCGACACCCGATTCTATTTTTATTGAATCCGCAGGTTGAACACTTGGCACAATATAAACGCTATTTGTATCTGATTCTTTCTGTAACGTGTTTTCCCACAGTATGGGCGTACTTGTCCAAAAAGAACTTAAAGCGGATTCTAGATTATTTTTAATCTCTAAGTAATTCATGCGATTTTATTCCGGACTTTCTGAATTGCTATCTGTACCGCTTTTGACAACATGAATTTACCAACTCTACGTCCTGCTCCGAATTCTACAATCTTTGCGTATCTGACATCATTGGTAAGCCAAAGCACTCCAGACTTAAAAGCCTCGATCCTGCTTGTATTGTCTTGGATTTTGCTTGATTTGGCTGCTGTTTCGTCGGCTTTTGTCTTTCTCTCTGGCGGTGTTTTGCTGCTCGGTGTTCCTGTGCTAATCATCCACCCACCAACTAAACGCCCTGTATCAACCGGAGTTTGTAAAATCGTTTCTCTGTTGATTGTAAGCATTATAGATTTTGCAGCTTTGCTAGGTGCTGCGTTAGTCTTTTCGACATAATCATTAAGCGTGCTTTGTAGTCGGGCAAGATCCATGCTAAGCATTGTTGACCGCCTCCACCCTGCACTCTGTCATTATTTGATTGGTTTTCGGTATAGGCTGCACCTCTAAAACTCGATACACTTTAGAGCCTAGCGTTATCTCGCTGTTCGGCGGTACTTCGCTGACTGTGTCGAGTAATAATCTAAGTTCACCGGCTTTGATTTCTAGTCCGGTCGCTTGTCTTTTGTAAACTGATAGATAAGCTTTTACAGTCTCATTAGTTGAATATGTAACTGTAGCTGCTCCGGTGGCTGCGTTGTATGTAGTGGTAGGATTGAACTTTAATGATACGCTTGATTCAACAAAGTCATCAAA